TATTGAAATAAAAACTTTTTTACGATTTTTCTTGTGGGAATGATTGAAAGGTTATATATTTGTCAAAACATTAAAACAGATATTATGAAAACAACATACTACACTAATACGTCAGGAGATGAGTTTAGAGACTTAAAAGAAATTGTTTACTGGTATAACTTTGAAGAGGATAAAGTAGAAAGTGGTTATCTGATAAGTTTAAGCGCTGGAGAGATGTTTGGTAACGAAACAAGGTCAGAGATTAGAAAAACAAGTATAGGAGCTTTAGGAGAGAAAATTAACGATATAATTAAGTAATCATGGAAATAAACAAAAAAGATTTAAACGAAATACTTACATACGCTAACTATAGTTATGATGTATTTAAAACAACTGCAAAGTTAGACGATGTAACTATTTATTTAGATGCTAGACTAAATGATGACTTTACTTTTATTTGTGAGTTGTTTATTGTTAATCAAAAAGTATATTTAAGTACTGAGCAAGTAAAAAGTATTATAGATAGACTAGAGTATTTTAAAAACGACTTAGTAGAGGCAGAAGATAATGAAGAGCCATTAACTACTAAAGAGTGGAAAGATAAATTAGATTGTATGAATAAAATATATTAATAAATTATGGATAAAACAGAAATTAAAGAACAGTTAGAAAACAGAAGAGAATACTTAAAAGATATTTACAACGCTTGCGGAGTATTCAAAGGAGCACACAGAGAGGTAGCAGATAAGTTAAAAAGATCTCCCTCATTCTTATTCCAAGTAAAGAACGGAGACAATGCCACAAAGCCAATTAAACAGAACTTAGATTACATCAATAAGGCTATAATTTTTTACGAGGATATTATTAAAAGAGAATACGAGAAGATTAAAAACTATATTTAAAATTATTAACCATGAATTTAGAAGAACTAAAAAAAGAATTGCCCTTTAAGTGGAGGGTTCAAAGCACTAACCAATACGGTTGTACTTGTGTAGCTTATATTGATGCTAGAGATGTTCAAGATTTATTAGACGATGTTGTAGGTGCTTGTAATTGGCAAGTAAAGTATGAAGAACATAAAGGAAATTTATTTGCAAGTATAGGTATATTACACACAGACCTTTCTGGTTATACAGGTTGGATTTGGAAATCTGATTGCGGTACTGAAAGTCAGGTAGAAAAACAAAAAGGAGAGGCAAGCGACGCTTTTAAAAGAGCTGCTGTTATGTGGGGAGTTGGTAGGTTTTTATACTCTTTAAAGATTATTAAAATTAAAGAAGTAATTCAAAAGAATAATAAGTTTTTTCCTGCTCAGAACGGTAAACAAATTTGGGATGTAAACGAGTATTGTAATAATATACATAAAGGGAATAAACCTAAATTAGAGGAGGATAAATTTAACACAGCCTTACAGAAGTTTAATAAAACTCAATTACAAACAGTTTTAGACACTTACGATTTAACAGAGATTCAGGTAAAAGCAATAAAGTTAACAAAAGCGTTTACTGATGGGAGCAAGTAAAAGAGAATACGAGCGTATGAACTACGTAATACTAACAGACCCACTAACAGAGTTAGAGTTTTTTGAGAGATTCCAAAAGCCTAACAAAGAAATTATAAAAGATTGGAGTGCAGAGCCAGACGACTACAAAGATAACTTTAAAGATGACCCTATTTATAACAAACTAAACAAGGACTACAAAGATTTAAAGAAAGCAAGAGAGAATTATAAAGAAATAATTAGAAATAAATAAATATGATAAGAGATACACCTAAACAAAGAGCAGTAGGGTTGATAGAAACCTTTGGAAGCAAAGAAATGGCACTAGCTTGTACATTGGAAATAAGGAAGTATTTGAGTGCTAACGGTGTTAGAGAAGCCGCTATGTATTGGAACATGGTTGAAAGAGAAATAAAGCAATTTGATTAAAAAAGAATTAGTTAAAATAAATAACAATAATAAATATAAACAAATGGAGATTAAAGGAAAAATTAAATTAAAAGCAGAAACTCAAACTTTTGATAGTGGGTTTACAAAAAGACAATTAGTAATAACAACCGATGAGCAATATCCACAAGACATAGCTATGGACTTCTTTAAAGACAAGACAAGTTTATTAGACTCTTGGAATATTGGAGATAGTGTTACTGTATCTATTAATATTAGAGGTAATGAATACAAAGGTAAATACTACGTAAGTCTACAAGGATGGAGGATAGAGGCTAATACAGATGCACCTGGAGCAAGTTTTGAAACACAAGCTGCACCTGAATTAACAGCTTACGAAGATGGATCAGCAGATTTGCCATTCTAAAATTTAACTAACACCCTCCCAAACTAATAATTTTAACGTCGTTGTGTAGATTATAAACAAGGGAGGGTTAATTAATTTAAACTATAAATAATATCTTATGAAAAAATATAAATGGTTAAACAAAGAAGAAGCGGTTATACTAGGATTTAAACCCAAAGAAGACGCTCCAGGAAGAAAACAGAATAGGTATTATTTAGATGAACAAAAAATTGAAGAATTAAGAATTTTAAGGCTACAAACTAATGACCGTTCTTTTGTAGAGACACAAAAAAGACTTGACAAAGATGGAGAGATAGTTTCTACGATTGAAAAGCTACAAAGTAAACCAATAGAAATTCCTGATAATTTCGAGATAGTTAAAATATCTACATCAAAAACAACAGGGCAACAATGGATCCAATACAAACCTAAAAAGGATAGCCCAAAAGATGAAGTAGATTTTACTGCAATTATTAAAAAACACGTAAAGCCTGTTAAACTTAAACTAAAGCCTCTAACAAACACAGAATCTGACTTTGATACTATCACATTCACAGATGTACACGTAGGCTTAGACACTAATAAGAATAAGAATAGTATGTATGCTGAGTTATGGAACAGAGACTCTATTTTAGAAACTGCTAAACTTATTGTAAATAAAACCCTATCTAATAGAAAGTCTGATATATTAGTTGTTGATGATTTAGGAGATTTACTAGACGGATTCAACGCTTTAACAACCCGTGGAGGGCATAAACTACCTCAGAACATGACAAATAAAGAAGCATTTGATTGTGCTTTTGAGTTTAAATCTATTATCTTAGATGGATTAGTAAAGTATTACAATAAAATAGTATTTAATAACGTTTGCAATGATAACCACGCTGGAGACTTTGGCTACTTACTTAATCAACAGTTTAAAACATACGCAGAGTTAAAGTATAAAAACGTAGAGATAACAAACCACGTTAATTTTATTAGTCACTACATTGTTAACGGTATCTTGTTTTTAATCTCACATGGTAAAGATGATAGTACTTTAAAGTTTGGTTTTAAACCTCAACTAGATTCTAAACAAGTAGAAAAGATAGACCAATATATCAAACATCATAATTTATACGGTCAAGCTAAAAGGATTATATTTAAAAAAGGAGATTCACACCAATTAATTTTAGATATGGCTGGATCAGATGATTTTGATTATTACAACTATCCTGCTGCATCTCCAAGCTCTCAATGGGTACAAAACAACTTTAAAAAAGGTAGAAGAGGGTTTGTAATAGAAAGTTTCACAGGAGTAGATAATACAATACTACCAATTTTTATAAATAGATAAATCGCATATCGCGATACACAATATTTTATATGTTGTTGCGTATAATTTATAGTTAATAAGCTATTTTATATGTAAGAACGTATAACTAAAAACAAAAAAAATGGAAAACATTAGAGAAAGAATACAAGAAATAGTAGACCTAAAACTAAGCAATAGAGAAACCACAGACGCACTATTAAGGCTAGACGCTGACAACGTAGATTTAGGTTCTGAGTTTACAAAAGTTGAAAAGGATAGAATGAAAACAAATAGCATAATAATAGTTAGAGCTATAAAGCTTTATGATAACGATACGTACATTTTGTTATCAAAGGGATTTGATTTGTAAAGAAAAACGTAAAACCTTAACAGATGGAGCTAACACTAATTAAACAGTTTGATAACTCTTTTAAATTGGCTTATGACTCAGACCTTGAAAAAGCAAAGAAGATTAAGCCTCTCAAAGAGGTTAAATGCAAGATAACACAACCCAGAAATATAAAGTTTCACAGAAAGTTTTTCGCATTGATTAATTTAGTATATGACAATCAAGAACACTACAACAATATAAATCAACTAAGAAGAGATTTAACGGTTGCTAGTGGTTACTATACTAAAAGGATAACTATACACGGAGAAGAGATAACAGAGCCTAAAAGCATATCATTTGCCAAGATGAGCGAGTTAGAGTTCTCAGAACTTTACTCCGCAATGTTGGATAGTATAGAAAAGTATTTTAACTTTGATAAGGAATCAGTAAAAGAACAGATAGAACAACATTTTTAATGTTCAATATAAAATACAAATAGGTTGTTTTTGTACAAAATCTTATACGTTACTATGAAACCTAAAAAGAAAAAATGTAAAGTTTGCAATACTGAATTTGAGCAGTTCAATTCTTTGGTGTCTTGGTGTTCTCCATATTGCGGTTATAAGCTATCACAAGAAAAGCTAAAAGACAAAAAGGCTAAAGAGTGGAAAGCAGAAAAGAAACAACTTAGAGAGAAGTTAACTAATTGGAAAAGCAAGTTTCAAGACGAGATAAATAAAATAGTTAGGCTAATAGATAAAGATTTGTTTTGTTTAGCTAGAAAAACAGGAGGGCAAATGCACGCAGGTCATGTATTTGCAAGAGGTGGAAACCAAACAATAAGATACAACCTACACAATATACACAGGCAATGCGCAAGGTCTAACCACTTTCAAAATGATGATGGACTACTAAGAGAGGGTGTTGTTGAAGAATACGGTCAAGACTACATGAACTTTATAAGCGAGCTAAGAAAAACACCTGCTTTAGATATAAGTAATTCGGAATACAAAGAACTTTACTACAAGGCTAAAAAAATAGTTCTAAGATTAAAGAAAGCAGATTTAAACTACTCTTTAGATAATAGGATAATAATTAGGAATAAAATAAACAAAGAGTTAGCTGTTTATTCTGATGAGTTTTGCGTTTATCTCTTGAATTTAAAAACTAAGTAACCAATAAGCATAAATAAAACTATAAAGGCTATCGCTATAAATATCCACTTGTAATTATTAGCATCAGAAATAGACTTATCTTTAGTTCTTATTATAGATTTGTCTTTTAAATGTTCGTCTATATCCTTTTTAACCTCATTAGATTGCACTACGCTGTCTTTCTTTTGCTTTTTGATAGTGATAGTCTTAACGTTTTTAAAAGTATTTTTAATGCCGTTAGAATCAGTTATAGTAGTTTCTAGTTTTGGATCGTGTGCAACTACTGTAATCTCATCAAAAGAAAATGAAACTCTGTCTAATTTCTGAACCGTAACAGTTTTGTCTATTGTTTTTCTATCTACGTCTAGCTTGTTATTGTTTGTAGACTCTGTAGATTTACAAGAGATAAATAAAAGTATTAAAAAAACTTTGTAGTATCTCATAATTATATTATCTTAGCCGTGATTAATAATTCTAGATATCTAGTTCGATAAAACTAGGTTGATTTTTTACTAAAATTCTTAAAAACACGCATAGTCTAAAATGTGTGTTTTTTTTTATATATTAATTATTTCTAAAGGCATCTCTCCGTTAGAATCAAACTCTAAGCTGTTGATAAGGTTTTTTAACGTCTTTTTAGAGCTTGACACATCTATTATATCGTCTTTGTTTACGTAACCTAATTTACCCACTAAAACACATCCTAAAATATCTGTATAGAAATTACCCGAGTGTATTAATATATGAGTTCGCCCAATAACCTCTGTAATATGGAGATGGTTTTTGAATTTCTTTGAGTATCTCTTTTTTACTATATACTCCCCTGTTGGAATACAACTTATGTTTGTCTTGTTTTCTTTCCATGTCAACTCTAGTGTATCACATTTAAAAAGAACGTGGTTAAAGTCAGATAAACCAAATAAACTGCCTATGGTTTGCTTTTCCCCATGTGAATATCTCTCTATTAATAGTTTTACTGCTCTCAATCTTTATTCTTTTTATCTTTTAGTGATAATTGTATTTTAGTTATACCTCTCTTGATCTCTTCTAAGCTTGCGTCTATCTTTTCGCTTTTGACCTCTTGTAGATTTATTCTAAGCTCGTGGTTCTCTAAAGTAACCTCATGTCTAGCTACAGTTTTGTTTAGTTCGTCCCTGGAGTTATTCCACATGACAAGAAAAGTAGGTATTAAAGCAATAAATACTGCTATTATTAATTGAAGTTTTGTAGATGGCTCGTTCATTTTACCTTTAATTTTTTCCATTTTATATTATAGATTAGCACCAGTAAAACGAGTAATGGCAATTTTATATATGATAGTTGTTTGTAGAATGCAATATAATCCAAAATATCAATAAGTGCAATCAATATAAATGGTTGTATTATATTTTTAGTGCTTTTGCTATTAGATATAAATATACATAAAAAAAGAACAACTAAAACCTGTATCATATAACCTAATTCATAAACAAATGCAGATATATTTATACCTTTTACTCCTACACTATTATAGTAATCATAAAACAAAAACGGGTTTATTCTACCCATCCCTATGAATAAATTATGAAGCCCTGATAACAACGTTACTGTACTCAGGGCTAATAATATGTAAAAGTTTCTTTTAGTCATTTTCTAATCTCTTTCGCTTTTAGGAAGTCCATCACCTCCAATGTTTCTTTTCATTCTAGCAGCTAGGGAGCTACCTTTTGTATATAACTTACCATTGCTTGAATTTGTTACGTTTCCATCCTTAGCCGCTAAAAACCCAATACCCGTAATTAATAACAAGAAGTCAGCAACGCTAAAACCTCCGTTAGTGTAAGCATTAAATCCTAATCCGATTAAAGCAATTACACCAATCGCTGTTGTTTTCCAATTTTTCATTTTTATTTATTTTAAATTTAATACTACAAATATAATCAATATAGCAATCATACAGAAAGTTATTTCTTTTGTTAATCCTTTGCTTAATTTTAGGGTCTTTCTTTCTTTTTTGTGGAATATATACCAATGACTATATTTGTAAGGATATAATATTGATAAATACAACTTCTTATCTATAACATCCATTAAGTTACCCGACAAAGCATATATTAAAAACATTATCCAATCATTATAAATAATACCCAATGTTAAATATAAAGCATGAAATATAATCTCATACTTCTGATAACCCTTACTAACGTTTTCCCCTAAGTAATCAATAGGATAATGTAAAGCAAACACGCAAGCAGCACCAAGGTAAGGATTCTTAGTTACGTATGTTATACACGTTCCTACTGCATACGATACTGCTGTGTGAAAACTTGTTAGCATTGATTATAGTTTACACTTTTGGTATGAGTAAGCTCCCATCCTATGATTTCCTTCTCCTGATACTTCTGCTTTGTATTTTTTCCATCCGTAAGGGTGGTCATAAACAGGTTCTTCTTCTGTACCCTCGTTTGGTAGATTATGCCAAATAACATCTAATTGGTATCTATCCGAATACTCTGCTTCTGTAGCTTCTGCAATCTTTTCTCTGATTAAACCCCCCGCTATATGAAAGCTATGGTTTTCTTCTGTTGATTGTAAACTTTTTAGCATCTCCAACGCTTTCTCGTGTGTTGGGAATATGTATTTTCCGTAGTGTTTCATTATGAAGTTATTTTTATTGATTTTATTTTCGCATCAAAAATAAGAGTATCGTTTACTTCTGCTAAAACTAAAAATTTGATATCATCTACACCAAGAGCAACACTATTTGTGGAGTTTCCAAAATCAACACCATCTATACTAGCAAAATAACTTCCTGACTTACCCCGTATTTTTAATACAAAATCCTGACTCGGAGTACTTGAAATAGCCATTGCAACCGCAGAAGATACGCCTCCTATGTCAAAGTTAACAGACAGAGTGCCTAAAGCTTCTTTTGTTATACGCAATCTGTTTGAGGTACTACCATCAGACAATGTTAATCTTCTTCGTGAACTAGAAGCTCCTAAATCCTTAAAAGAAAACTCCACAATAAAATCAGAACCATCAATCCACTTACTAATATCAGGTGTTTTAAACCCTGTGTCTGCTAGTCTTGTTTGTGTTGCTCCGTTTGTTGGTATGTAGGAAGTAGCTAGTGAGCCTGCTTCTAGTTGTGCGCCATAAACTAAAACACTAGCACTATCAGAAGTTCCAAAAGAACCTCTTAGACCTATTTTAAAAGTTCTTGAACCTGTGTTTGCGCCTGTTCTTTTAGTGTCTAATCTTTGCCATTCGTTAGTGGCTACAACCAAATTTCCTTGTTGGCTATCTGAATCAAGAGCAATTGTATAATCATTTGTATCTGCTGATTTTATCCATATGGAAGATGTTAATTCTTGTCCACTAGTAGCGTTGTATAATAAAATTAGTTGAGACACATCAGATGCCGTATTACCTCCGTTTAAATTAAAATCTAATTTTGTCGCATCATTTAAACCCGTTGGACTTATTGAGTTGTTAGGAGTCACGATTACGGAATCTCCTAAGCCTGATGAAGAACTATTCCACTGACTAAAATCTTCGCTATAAGTAATAATATTAGTGGCTTGTGGTTCGTTATTCAAAACACCAACACCATCAACATAAGTTACACTAGGCTCGTATGGTAAAACATCATATAATAAACCATCTTTGTTTACCGCTGTTTTGTTAGAGTTTCTATCACAGCCCATTAAAACAGCCTCCTTTACTCCTGTATCTGTATCAGTAACAGTCATAGCCATTCCGCCTTGACCTGTAGCCCATTCTCCGTTACCTAAATTTATTTCATATCCCATTATCTCTCTGTAAATAAGTTACTAATATTTTGTACTACTTGACCCCATGATGTATCAGTACTATCATATTTTGTTATATCGTCAAAAACTGTGTTATCTCTTGTTTTACCGTCCATCCAATCTCTAGTGTTGGCAACTGAGTAGCTCATTTCTTCAATTGTAGGTAAGTTAGTAGCATCAAATACACCACCAACATAAACATTATCAATCTTAACTAAGATATCTGTTCCGTTTTTGACTACTTTTATATCTCTTAGTATAGTATTGTCTGAGTGGTCAAATGTGATATCAGCTATTGTAGTACTATTATTTATAAACTTAGTAGATATTTGATTATCAGTCGAAGTGTAACCTATAGATACAATGCTATTTGTTAGGTCTGTCATAGCTACAACTCTTTCTGTTCCTGTTGTGTTACTTGCAGCAGCTAATTCTAGCTCCCAAACCATTTTATTAGGATTTATAGCTAGTTGGTACGCTTGGTAACATCTCTCTGTTAAAGAATTATCTAAAAGCAAAACAGGGCAACCCTCCCCTGAATAATCAATTCTAGGAACGTTTGTTGCCATAGACTCAGTGTCTCCGTTTGGGTCTGTTCTGTCTGCTGGTGCTGGTCTACTAAAATTAATAAACCCAACAGAGCTAGGAACTATTATAAATGCTTTGCTTGTATTATAAGACTGCGGTATAAATGCAAATACTGTACTCATGTTATATTATTTTTTCTATATATTCTTTTACACATCGTTCAGCTTCAAAAGTACCCCCATCAGCTAAAACCCTGTCTTTATAGCCATAAAATAACTCGTCAAAAGTATTTGTTGGCTCTCCTTGTCCTACTAAACTACCATTAAAAGAAACAAACTCATCTATTGTAGAGCTTTCCCCTAAGCTGTTTATATATGCTGATCCAAAATCATCATTACCATTACCGTCTGAAACTCTCCATTCTAATAGTTGTCTTTGTCTTTTTATGTCCCTTAACGCTTGAAACGTTATAATTGAGTCGCTTGAAATATCGTTAGTTACCAATCCGCTAAAATCAATATTGTAAGATTGACCAACAGGTATAGAGCTAGTCCATCCGTTTGTATTTGTTCTTACAGTTGTGTCTAACATTTCGGCACTTTCTGAAAAACTATTATCCGTTAAACAACCGATAGGCAAATACTCGCCATATTGTTTTATATATAATATCTTTAATGTTCCGTTTATCATAATTTAAATATACAAAATCTATTTAACTATAATATTTTATAGTTTTTATTTATCCTCTAATAGTTGGCTCTACTACATTACCATAGTCTAACCGTTTCTCTACGTCTAAATCCGTTAGCTCATCGCCAAACATTTGCTTAAACTCAGCAGATATAATATTACTCTTTGTGTCGTAGCTATATTTAGTAACTCCAAACTTACCAGTCCTTCCATCAATAGTAATAACACTCAAATAATTAAAATAACCAAAAACATCACCATTAAATATTCTCATTGTGTTTGCGTTCATTCGCATGGCTTCCGAACCCATTAATTCGAGAACTGGCACGGCTTCCGTTATTCCTTTTCGATACCATGTTTCTGTGGGTGTTATTCCGTCTGATTTGTATAAAGTACCCTCGTATGTATTAAACTCTGAATCTCCAGTAAAAACCTCTCTGGTTTTTTCTATTCTTGATGACGGATTGTTTGTTCTTTCAAAAGTCCATGTCTCGCCTTCTTCGTCTCCAACATCTAAACTAGTTATGGATATGTTTGTGAAATCACAAATACCACTATTTACCGTTGAAGGATTGTCCTCTGGATTGTAAAACCTAATTTGCATAGTGCCTTTAACGGGCACGTTATTAACATCTAAATCATAACTACTTAGTGTATCACCCTCTGAATAATCAGTTTTTATAGTAGAAAAACTACCGTTTAACTTCCATGAGCCGTTTGTGTTTAAAGTGTAGTAATTAGAAGTATTATCGTCGTCTACTCTTACTACAAATTTATTTCTATTTAAATCAGAACTAGATACATTACTAAAAGAATAAGCAAGGCTTAATTTAAAACTAGACCCACTTGGTACTATGTAGTTAAGTGTGTTTATAACTGAGTTCTTAAATCCAGGCCCTAAAACATTTAACCCAAATCCATATTCTCCAGCAGGTTTAATCACTATCTCTAAAAGGTCTGTTATTACAAAGTCATCATATCCAGTTCCATTACTTAAAAGACTGTTGTTATCTATTAAAGAGCGTAAAACACCATATTTATAACTAATCCTATAAGCCCCAAAACTAGGCTGATTTGTAAATTGTTGGTTTCCGTTACAGTAATGAGGGTCGTACCCGTCTACTTGGCTACCTATTGTAAAATCAAAATCGTAAGTTATAGTCGTTGGAGATAACGCAACCCCTAAATAGTCGTATCTAAAGAAAGTAGCCGTTTGATTGCTTACTAATTGATTTGGTTTATAGATTGCCCAACGTCCATTGTAAGACGTTAAAACTGCCCCGTAAGGCTCTAATATATCCCTAATAACTTCTTCACAATTCATTACAGTAACCTCATCGTCTTTTATGTATCGCCTTGTATTTGCTTTTACGTTTTCTAAAATAGAATTTGTATCTGCTAATCCTGTATAAAACACATCAATATCTACGTTTATATTTACTTCGATCCCTGTTCTGCGTAACGCTAAAGAAAGTATTTCTAATTGTGATTTTACACCTGTTATATTAGTTCCGTCATCATTTACAAAAGCTAAGTTTTTAAGATAACCAAGTCCATCAATACAATCAAAAGACACAATCCATTTGTCATTTACGTAATCTTCAAAAAATCCTTCGGGGTTTAGCCACCCTTGAAATAAAATAACGTTATTTCTGTAATAAATACATTTAAAAGTTTTTTCGTTTTCCTCAAATAATTCTTCGAAAGTTAAAGATGCATCAGCCTCTAAGTTTACTCTTAATCCTTGCCCTCTAATAGCCTCTAGGTTTTCGTCTACTTGCCCGTAATCCATAGTAACGTAGCCTTGAACCTCTGAAGGAGATTCAAAATAATTAGAGTCATATAACTCAAATCTATGTAAAATGTTTACACTATCATTATATTCTATATAGTATTTTATGTTAGGAACATTTTCTATTGCTAATATAGCGTTGTCTTCTAGTCCACTAAACAAAAAAACCTCAAAATCAAGATAAGGTTCTATTAGTTCTACTTTTAAAGTGTCTGTCGCTATTATAGTAGTGTTGTATGGTTGGTTAGTATATCCAGCACCTGTGTAATAATAATCTAATTGGTCTTTTAAGTTTATAATAGTTTGCTCAATATCTGTACCTATCTCACATTGATAGTAATTAGACGTAGCACCATTCACAAAAGTAGTAGTACTCCATTTATCTGTATTACCTATAGGATCTACTTGAACCTTTAAAAAGTTACCTGCTAGATTATTGCTTGTTAGTTGTATTGTATAAAAACTGTTTGCCATCCTAGTTAATTGATAAAGTACCGTTTAAACTTCTATTTCTATTTAATGTATTACTCAATACACCTACTAACTTTGTCCCTTGAATCTCAAAAACAACGTTTTGTAAACTATTAGAGTTACCGCTAAATGATGATTGGCTACTTCCACTAAACGAAGATTGACCAGTACTACCCGAACTTGCAGGAATACTTACATCAGAACCTCCTCCACCTCCAGAAGAACCTAGTTTTTTAGCACCCGCAGAGAAAGCAGAACCTAACGCTAATAAAGCAACACCCGCACCGATAGCGGCTAATGGATTAAGAGTTGACAAAGACGCTTTAATTGCCTTTATACCTATACCTATACCTATTGCCATTCTACCTAATTGAGAAACAATACTACCTAAAGAGCTTAATAAAACAGCTCCTGTTGACTTTAAAACATTACCACCATTAGATAAAGAACCTCCTATTGCGTCTACTAACCCATCAAATGTTCCTGCTATTCCGTTGCTAATTATGTCGTTCGCTTGGTTGTTAAGATTACTTAACTCTTCTACAACTTTATCTGATTCTGTAGAAACAACATTACTAAGACCTATACTTGTATCTCCGCCGCTTTCCTCACCTCCCGAAAATCCTAACCCTAAAGAATTGGCTATTTTTTCACCTATTCCTTTAGCAAACTCTCCTACGTTGTTTGCCATGTTAGACAAACTTTCTTTTATTTGTTCGGGTGTTTTGTGTTCTAAATGTCCGCTTATAGTTGAATCTATAGCCTCGCCTAACACAACCGCTACATCGTTTCCTGCTTTAGTTATGTTGCCTTTTATCTCTTCTGATATCTCAGAAAAACCTTTAGATATTACACTCTTAACACCGCTAATACCTTTTTTTATTTTATCTAAATCAAAGGTTAACGCACCTGCTATAATAGTTACTATATTGCTAAACAACTCTACAACGTTTTTACCAAATCCTTTTATTACAGCCCAAGCGTTGTCCATGGCTAACTTTGCGTTAATCCAAAGTATTTTAAACGTTGCTGCTACGCTTGCTATAATACCCCTTAATAATACGCTTTGGTTATATACGTCTACAAAAGAATTATAAAACTCAGATACTTTATTTATTACACTATCAAAGTTCTTGTAAACAACAGCCGCTAAAGCTATGATAGCAGCAACAACCAAAGTAATAGGTGACAACAACACTCCAAACCCTGCAATCAATGCAGGTAGTATAGTTGTAGATAAAAACCCTAACCCTATAAGTAAAGGACCTAAAGCAGCCACAAAAGCAGTAACTACTACTATTATTTTCTTTGTTTGTGGTGATAATGCACCGAATTTTCTAACTAAATCAGATATAGTATCAATAACAGGATTTACATACTGCATCATTATATCTCCAAAGTCTTTAAGTAATAAAGAAACACTATCTTTTAAGGTAGATAAACGCCCTAAAAAGGTTTTACTTTGTGCCTCCATACCACCTGCGAAATCAGTTTGACCGATATTCATCAAGTACCCCTCAATAGCCGCTGACTCCATTTTAACTGTTTTGGTAACGCCTTTAAAAGTAAACGAAACCTGATCGCCTTGCTTACTTGCACGAATACCAAACTCTTTTAAACGCTCAAACTCTCCCGTACTCGCATCAGCAACCGCCTCAATCATTTGATTAAGTGATTTACCCATAGCAGACGCAGTATTACCGTAAGCAGTCAACGCTTTTTCGCTTGGGTCTAATCCTAAGTTTTTAAGTTTTATAAAAGCATCTGCAACCTGCTCAACCTGGAACGGTGTTTTTGCTGCAAAATCAGTAATAACTTTAAAGGCTTTTCTTGCCGCCTCTGCATTACCGTTAAAAGAAGTTCTTAAAGAGGTTTCTAATTTCTCAAAGTCTCCTGCCGTTTTTAAAGCAGCACCACCTAAAGCAAGTAAAGGTAATGTTATGTATTTAGACATAGCACTACCTATAGACTTCATTTTCTCGCCTGTTCTTTGTAGTTTTTTACTAAAAGAATCTACATCATTAGAGAATGAACCAAGCTCTTTTTTAGCCTTGTTAAGTTCTACGATTAGGTTATCTATATCAGCACCTATTTTTACGTTTAACTCATTGCTTGCCATTCCTTTTTTGTATTTCTTTTAGATAAACAGCTTGGGCGTTTCTCATAGCCTCTAACTGCCTTTCTGTTAGTTCTTTTTGTTTCCTATCATCTAAAGGCATAAACTTTTCTTTAGATTTAGGTAGTCTTTTTGGGTCTGCGTGCGATCCTACTAGAGCTTGATAAGCAATTTCCCTTACTTTAATCCATGAATAATTATCCATTCGTCTGTATGCAAATTGTCTTATACGAAATTCCGCCCAAGTCATATCGTAAACATATTCTAAGGACGGACAATTCAACTCTCCCAAAGAAAAGGACAAAACGTCCTCAGACCAATTTATTTTTGTAGAACCGCTCTCTTCTTTCCCTTGGATTTTGTTGTTGGTTCGTTAGGAACATCTTTACTCATACTCTTAGTAAAAGCCTCTAAAAACTTACTTACGTTTTCAGATACTATTCCTCCATCTTCATCTATAAGGTCGGTCAGCTGATATAATGATAAACCTAATTCCTCATCCTTTCGTAATGATGCGTATGTAGCTGCTCCGTGCATTATCTTCGGCAATAGTTTAAAAGGGTTTTTTTGTAACCCTCCCATTAATTCCTCAATAGATAAATCCAAACTATCTAGCAACTCTCCCAAAAAACCAAGCCCAAAATGAAACTCAATTTCTTTCTTTGCAATAACTAATTTAATGCTCTTCATATATTATTAGTTAGGGTCTGTAGTTGTGATTGCTCCGCTTCCTGATAACGTACCGCTAAAAGTAGCTAGTTCATCTCCTGCTGCTGCATCTAAAGTTAAGTCAGAGAAAATACCCGTCCCGTAATAAGCAGTAGTATCTGCTAATCCCGTATCCATTTTCCAAGTCTCAGCCGCTCCTGTTTCTAAAAGAATCTTTAAAGCGTCATGTGATACCTTGTCCGTATCGGTACTTCCTGCTGACGTTGTGTCAATGTAGTTACCCTCAAATGTAATCTCATAAGTTAAAGAACCTGCATCCTTAATGACAACTCCAGGATTGCACTTTGTTTGTGATTCAATAATGTTTCTTGTTTGTGCTAAACTATTTGACGTAAGGCACGCAACAGGCTTATAGGCTGAAACATTATCCCATATGTACAAAATAATAGCATCTCCTTTAATGAAAGACATATTTATTGTGTTTTAAGTTAAAAAAATATTTAATGTAAATATAAGCAAAATTTATAACATATTAGTTATTCTAAATTCTATCTATTTAATTCTAAAATTTATTGTGATAAACTCTCTAAAAATGTTTTCGTGATCCGTAGAAATAGTTAGCCCGTTAGGGAAGTCTTGCGTTTGTACAAATATCTCTAAATCACTCGCTGCATCTAACACCAAGTCATTAGTTTGAAACCTAATCTCATCAATAATATTGTTTGCAAGCAGTTTACTTCCTGGGTTTCCTGGTCTTGGATAATAAGTAACCGCCTCTATTGTAATTGAGCTATCCCAAAACCATTCGCACTTATTATTCTTATCTACTGAGCTTGTTTGTGTGCTTAGTATTGTATAGTGGTCAGGTTGATTAGCACCCGATACATAAGTGTCAAAACACTCTATAGCGTAACCATCTACTACAATCCCATCTATAGCATCGTAAACAGCTTTCCTAACCCATTTATTAGGTAAATTCTTATCCATTACTTATTAAATTTATCTGTTAAACGTTTCAACGCTGTGTTTAAGTCTTTTATATATTGATCGCTACCCTTCATAAATGCAGGATATAAAAACGGTTGAGCTGGTAGGTTTACTTGTCTCACTCCTTTACCCTTGAATAATATAGCTATCTCTTCCCAACCCTTAGGTATCGATGTTAGCATACCTGTACCAAACTCCATAAAAGCCGAATACTTCTCTAAAGCTGCAATTATGTAAGTTGTTTTATTTACTTCTTCTGTGACTATTCCTTGTCTTAACTTACCTAAATCTACGGGAGCTTGCCTTTTAGCGTCTGCTTGAATCTCTAAAGCTTGAATCTTTGTTATATCCTCAAATTGTTTTTGTCCCTCAATACCAAACTTTTTAAACTTCTTTTCTAAAGCCTTAACACCTACAACATTTGCGTTTAGTTTCATGCTATATTGTTTTCTATGTACGTTAACACGCAATCATCAGCCTCAAACGTACCGCCATCCCCTATAACTCTATTTTTGTAATTAATAAATATAGTGTTAGCGTCTGGATTTATAGGCTCTAATACCTCAACCGATTTAGTTTTTTCTCTTGATGCTGTTAGCACAATAAAAGACTCGTTAAAATCCATATTCATTGGACTCATAGTAAAAGTATATTTTACCCCTCTATACATTAAGAACTGATTAACAGAATTATATTGTATATCGTTTCTATAACGCATCGTAATATCCAACTTTTCAGAATAATCACTAACACCTACCTCAGTATCTCTACGGGTGTCTTTGTGTGTTCTAACGGCTGCCCAAGACGAAGTTATTAGTTCATTGTAGGTTGTAGACCCACCAGAACCATCTTTAACCCTTCTAGCTTGCCATATCTCTATTTTTCTGTTAAGTTGTCTAGCTCTCATATTATAAAGCGTCTATTAATGTTTATATACTCTTTTGACATTTCACTAAGGTAATCAGAAACAGTCATGCCTTTAACCTCTTGTTTCTTTTTAGCTTGGTTATAATAGTACTCAATTATTTCATAAGCCACGTTGATAAGTTCAAAATCTACATTATCAGCGAAACTCTCCCCAATATTTAAAGTAAATTCATTTTCCACGTCTAAACTGTTGGCGCATACCGTATAATACAAACCCTTATTTGTAAATTCGTAATCAGTTAAAGTAGATAAGTCTGTGTTAATTGGGCTGTCATATATTCTAGTGTAGCCATTAATTAAAACATATTCTTTTTCTCTTGCTGAAACTATTTGATTTGTTCTCTTCTCGATCCAACTAAATGAAGCGTTTATAGTTCTAGTTATAAATTGGTCGTCCTCTGTTAAAGTATCGTCTACCCTTAAATAGGTTTTAGCGTCGTTTAGTGATATTATATCCGTATATGCCATCTATTTATATTAAAAAAGCCTGCCTAATTAAAGACAGGCTAGTTATTATTATTTAGAGTCTTTTTTACTTTTCTTAACTCTCTTAGCTACTTTGTGTTTGTTTATTAACGTAGATGCTATCATCGAGTCTATAAATATCTTATCACCTTTTTCCTTGTTAGCAAAAGATTTAGTAAATTCTATCTCTATCATATTAGCTCGCTAAAGTTATTAATGCAGCAGCAATACCGTCAACTTTTCTCCATCCTGGAGCGTCAGCACCTCTGATTAAGAATAACAATCTACGTCTAGCTTTCAATGTAGTCATGTCAGATGTAAACTGTGCGTTAATCTCACCTTGTGATAATACTACTCCTGGCTTTTCGTAAATACGTCCAAATCTATTATCTCCTAAAGCCATTGTATCAGCAGTGATAACATTAGATTCAATAACAGTTACACCATCAATAACCTCTCCGTCTCTTGATACAAATGGAGGCATTACATAGTTGTTATTAGCATCTTTCTTCAACTTATATTTGTTGATGTCTGCGATATTCATAAAAGCTATATTAGGCATATACTTAGAACCTCCTGTAGTTGTTATAGCTTCTTTTACTTTTGGGAATAAATCGTAAATAGATGCGTCTTGAATACCACTAGCAGAAGCCGTATATGTAGGGATAGAGTTCATTAACCCTTTTAGGTTGTTCCCTGTTCCTGGACCGTTTGCAATTTGATCATCTACGATTAAGTTAACGTTTGTGTTAAGGAATTGCCCTAACTCAGCAGCAAACATAGCCTCATCTTCAAAAAACTCTTCAGACACAGGTAATGTATCTCCAATTTTCTTTAATGAAATAGTTTCTGTTACCCATGCAGCAGTAGACTCTGGAAAAGAACCACCTTCTGCAACCATAGCAGCAGCTCTATTGATAGTAGATTCATCCCAATCGTAATATCTAATAACCCCGTTGTTGTTAGACTCAGAAACAGGAATCTTTACAAAAGCGTCATACATTGTAAGTTTTCTAGTAGCCAATTGACCAATAGAATCAAGCTCTCTAGCTTGTTGATTTCCATTAATAGTAGACCTAACTGTATCAGCTTTTACAGAAATCTCTTTATTGCTATTCTTAGTAGACATTGCTTTAAGCTCTACAGAGTGTTCTTTAAGCTCCATCGCTGTAGTCTTAACAGTTTCTCCTTTTGTCTTAGCTTGTAATTTAATATCTAAAGCGTCGATATGGTCTTGACTTAATTTTAATTTAGCCTCAAATGCCTGAGCAGCATCGTTAATAGACTTTTGGATAGCCTCTTGGTTCTTTGCTCCGAACTCTACTAGAGCCTCTTTTATTTGTTCTTTTGATTTACCTTCTAAATCAGAACTCATTTGTTTTAATTCTGCATCTAAACTCATTTTCTTAGTGTTTTTCTAAATTCGTTAATAATATTTATATTCTTTTGCTCTTCTGTTAGCGGCTCATCATTAGAAGTGTCAGTGTCTGACGGCTCTTTGTCTGAAAGTGCTTTTAGCATTGATTCTATTTGTCTTAATCTATCGTCTGAATAATCTAAGTTATAAGATTTCTCTATCAACTCCATTATTCCGTAATGAGATTTAATCCCCTTAATACCTTGTACAGTGCTTAATTCATTAGCACCCCAACTAGATAAAAAAGAGTATTCCATTAACTTATACTCGTTAATTATTGATTTGTTTTTACTATCTCTACCTAATACTTGATAACCAATACTTAACTCAGCGTTTAAGCCAGATTCATGCATTAGTTTAACATCTGTGAACATATCCTTCCCTAAAGGCTTATTCATATTGAACTTGGTAGTTGTAAGCAATCCATAAGAGTCATTAGGGTCTATATTCAAAGGCACACCGACCATTTCTCTAGGGTTGTGATCCTTTAAAACTCTAATCCTCTTAAAGTTCTCTGATACTGTTTTATTAAAACTACCTCTTGCCGAAATATCACCATCGCTATCTTTAAAATCGTAAGCGTTAGCGTAAGCAGTAACAATTCCCTGAGAATCGTCTAGGTCTTTCAAATCTAATGATATTTGTTTAAAATCCATATTTAATTTTATATAGGTGTAATCACATTTGTAAAGATAAGTAAAATTTATTAAACGACAATATTGTATAAATTTTATCTATATTATTGAGTGTCCTCATTATGTGGTATTATTAAACTAGATTTTTTTACACCGTTATTTATTATTTCTTGATTATCTTTAGTCGCTAAGTCTGTAGTGTCTGCTTTGCTTGCTTCCCTACTTAAATTATTAGTGTTTACATCTTGCGTACTTGGGTCAAATGTACTTAAACCGCTTACATCAGCTTTACTTGCATCTCTACTCGCTGTATCTGTAACAACTTCTTCACCGTCTAAGGTTGCTTTAATATCTGTACCCGTAAAATTAAGTAAGTCTGTTTTAGCTTTTATCAATGCAACATCAGCAATACTTGTGTTAAATACAGCAGGCGGGTTAATTTGTATTGAATTACTTGTAGTTGCAATTATAGAAACACCATCATCTCTATTTATCCAGCAGTTGTTAATTTGCAAAGGAGAACTTTTAATATTGTCAAAAGTTATATCTACTTTATTGGTTGCGTTTGTTATTTTATTAACCTGAGACCATACTAGCGCACCGAACGCCTCTGAAATACCTACTTGTGTAGTAATAAAATAATAGTACCACGCTCCAATATCTGCACCTTCAATATTGTTATCTGCGTCATTAAAGTCAAATTCCATATTTCCGCTATCCCAAGAGATACCTGTTACAGTTGACCCATCTACTCCATGCTCATTATAAATCGCATTAGTCTCTTGTGATACTAAAGCAGTCCAACCTGTAGGAGTAACAACTACAGAGGTAGAAAATTCCAACATATTTATTTTAGCAACTTTTAATTCTAATACGTCACCAATAGAATAGCCTACTCCCTCAGCGTATTGCGCTGTATAACTTGTACCAGCTACAACTTGATTAAAAACTTGAGAAGAAGTAGTTTCGTTGTATATTCTAATTGTAGAACCAGCAACTAATCCTGTAACAGATATGTTTCTTAAAGGCAAAACCGTACCATTTGCATCTGTTCGTGTGCCGTTAAAGATTGCTCCATTCAGTAGTGTAATAACGCCTGTTGTAGTCATATCGCCTGTAAAGGTATTTGCTTTTATTGTAATGGTGTTGCCAGACACATTAAAAACACTAGATGCCGTTGCGTCTATTATTACGTTGTAACTGCCTGCATCTATTTGATTACCTGATTTAGTTACATATAAATTCTGCCTATCAAAATTATCGTACCAAAACTTTTTAGCCCTGTCGTAAAATTTGTTAGCATTATCAATTACACTATAAGAAGCAATAGTTGTTTCGTTTGTCTCTGTAATAGAAGCATCTAATGATAATAAAAATACTGGCTTTTTGTCACCTGACGCGTAATGATTGGGTGTTTGCTCTGTTGGTAAATGTAAAAAACTAGAAAGTTTGTAATTTAAATCATACGTGTTAGCCACTCCACGATTATCTATATTTTTATCAGTAGAGCTTGTGCCTAAATACCATACGGCACTTGTGACTAAAAAAGTTGCATTACCGTTTATATCTGTAATCTCTGAATATGTTAAATCACCTGATGTGGCTGTTTCATAAGCTTGGGAGGCTCCGTAATTTGTAGTTGGTCTATTTCCGTTGTCTGTGTCAATTGCTTGAATCTTTGCGTTAGCCACTACTCCGCTTGCATCTTGAACTGTAAAAATCATTCTATTCTGAACAATCGTCTGGCTGCCTGCTGCACTAGATAAAGATACATTAATTAATGGTATCGGTGCAGGTATAGACGAGAAGGGATTAATATATCTTACAAATTTTAGGTTAGCTGATACTCCCGCACTCCTAAAAATTGTACTTACCCCAAAGCCCTCCATTCCTTCCAAGGTTAAATCGCTTACAAAATTAGTAGTATTTACATTGATAGTTTCAGGGTGTCCAAATGTATTTAACCCATTTACCGTTAAACTGTTTGCTGCTGTCCTGTATCCGTGACCATAAAACTCGCAATTGTTAATTGTTATAGTAGAAGCTGTTTGTGCAGTAAATATAAGTTTTAAAGTGCCTATTGTGCTATTTAAAAATATTGCGTTATCTAGGGTTACATTTCCTTCAAAATTATGAGCTAAATTAAACTGTGACCCTGTAGTTGCTCCGTCATTTACATTGACCATGCCTTGAATGGTTACATTAGAAGTTGATGTGGTTTGAATGTAACCATCAAACAGACCATTGTTACCCCCATTGATTTTTTCAAATTCAAAACTAATTGACGGTAAAGGGTCGTAAATAGTTGTATTTTGATACGTTCTAACAGTTGAGTTATCAAAATTACCTGTTATTTTAAAAACATACTCCCTTCCAGGCAAATCCGCATAATTAATAAACCTCAATCTATCGGTTGTCCTGTCTACGTCCAATGTACCTGTAACTAACAGTCGTGTATTATCTAACGTATATTGATTGCCGTTTTTAGTAACGCCAGTCAGTCCAATCATACCACTATAATTAGTATCTGTTCCTGTTTGTGTAATAACTCCTGCTGATTCTGAAAAACTCATAATTAAACCTTTGTATTGTAAATTGCCATATTAACCTCTTGCTACTATTAAATTAGTTAAATTCGTTCC